GTTGAGTTTGAGCGGGTCGGACATGAGCCTTTTATTTCACGATAGTCAGGCGCGGTTTCCTAGCCTGCGCCTTGCAGTACGCTTCGTGCTCCTTCGGAGGGGCGGGTAGCTCGCCGGTACGCCAGAGCAGGTAGGCTTCTTCCTTGGTCATCTTCTATCTCCTATTATCCACGATACTGCCCGGCGTAGCGCCGTTAATCTTGGCGAATACACCGGGGGAAACCGGAGCCGTGCCGCCGTTGTCGCGCATCGTGGAACTGGAGAACGCATTTGCCAACCCTGATGTATTGAGCACAGCAATAGCTGAGAACTCCGGCCCATCCATAGCGTAGTCGCTGATAGTGTTCCCGCTGATGTCGCTGTCGAGCAGCGCCTTGTTAGAGCGGATACCGTCTTGCCTGACATAACGGATATTGTTGCCCTGCGCCATGAACCCCCGCACCGTTCCTGTCGTCTGGAGGCTGACGCCGCTCAATGCCTGGTAGATCGAAGAATCCGGTGCGGCCGGTTCCGGCATGCCTGCGATCCTGTTCCCTACAACCTGCACGTCATCCGCCGATGTCGTAAACTCGAACCCTGTCGCATTCAGGTTCTCAATGACATTCGACCCAAATACAGAGGCGTTAGCAGCGCCCTTCCAGAACCCCCTGCCGATGTCCATGAGATTACCTGACGCCAGAACACCCCGCATTGGCGTAGTGCTCAAATTCTCGAACGCGACGCCGATAGCGTGCAGATGATTCCCGGTCAGGAGAGTTTTCCGAAACCCGTAGGGTGGCACATGCAGCCCGGTCCCGGTAACGCCGGAGGTAGGCCAGCTAAATGTCGCGGCCCGGTCGCACAGGGCAATAATGCTGTCCTGAAGGTAGAAGCCGCGCCCCTTATGTTCGATAGCTACGCCGAACTCTTGCAGGCATACGTTACGAACCCGCGCGTCCATGTCGTCGGTGTTGACCGTCTTAGCAAAGCGAAACGCACGACTGTTCGGGTAGAGCGCACGATTGCCTTTAATTGACAGCCCCTCTATGCCGAACCCCGCACTGGCGATGTCGAAAGCCACCCCGTCGAAGCCTACGTTTATATGACTCGAACGTTCGGTCGGGCCATCTCCTTTTAGCACTAAGTTGCTGTAAGATGTCGTAGTCACAATCGGCGAACCAAGATTATAAGAAGCTGGTGGAAAATAGACTGTTGCATTTGTTTCACCTGCAGCCGCGTCAATACACGCCTGAATGGCGGCGCTGTCGTCATTACCGGTCCCAGTGCCGGTCCCAAACGCTGTATCGGTGACGGACAGCAGGTGCGTGATCATTTAACTCACCTTCACGCAGCCCGCCATGCGCAAGAGATGCGCGCTGCCGGATGTCATGTTGGACGCGGCGAAAAGGCTTTGGCTGACGCCCGTGCCGAGCCCGGTGACAACGATTGCCCCGTCGGTCTGCATAAAGGCCGCGACCTGGGTGCGGCTGGCGGGCCATACCCAGGAGAGGTTCATCGTTGAGATCGTCAGTGGCGTGATGGCTGCGGGGGTGTAGGGGAACCCGGTGATCGTGATTGTCAGCGTCCCCGAGCCGGTGCCTATAGTCGGAGTGGCACTAAGATCGAGATCGATGAAAACGAAGTCCCCAACCTTCGTGTAATTGACCGTGTTGGCCCCGGCATAAGCCCACGACGACGTGCCTGGCGTGGCGAAAGCCCATGTGGTTGAGGATGCGTTCTCCTGGTAATCATCCAGCGTATTGGCGTCGGAGGAGGCGTTCTGTGTGGCGGGGAACGATAACTGGCCGAGCGGCAGGCCGATGGCGTCGGCAGTCGCCGTGCCAGCAGCGTTCTGGCCGAGAGCGAGATAGCTAGTGACGGTTCCCGCTTTGACGACCTTGAGAACCATACTGCCATCTTCAGAAGTCGCCGTCGCGTCATCGATCCGAACGACAAGCTCACCATATTCTTGTTTATTGCCCGCGCTGTCGCGGCCGTTGAAAATAACCTGCCCGAGAAGATCCGACGCCGCGGGCGAAGTAGAATCCCGGAACAGATCGTAGCTCGGACCGACTGCCGCGCCGGCGTCGAGGTAGACCGCGCCGCCGATCGATCCTGACCAATAATTTTGCCCCATGACGGCGTTGGTGCCGTCGGAGTAGATGTTCATCATCGCGCCCGGCGGCACCGACACGCCCGTACCGGCAGAGGTCTTAACGACGATCGAAAAACCGCCGGTGGTGTCGTTGGCGATCGTATAGAGCTTGGCGGCGGTCTGGATGACGACGTTGCGCGTGGCGGTCAGCGCGCCGGTGACCCGGATCACGGCATTGCGCGCCTGGTCGGACCCGCCATTGACGGTGGTCAGCGTCAGGTTGGCAACGTCGCCCTGCGCGACGCTCAGATAGCCGGTGACCGCCTGCTCGAGCAGCGTGCCGAGGTTGGTGTTGGTGGTATCGCCCCATGTGCCCGACTGGTCGCCGGTGGCCATGAGCTCCAGACGGAGGGCGGGAGAGTATGTACTAGCCATTGAGAGCCCTCATTACGTCACCACAGGCGTCCATCCGCCGCTTGGACCCGAACCGACCTGCGACCACCCGCCGCCAGGTCCTGCGGGTACGACAGACCAGTTTCCCGATGGCCCCGGCGGAACGACTTGCCAGACAAGGATACTACCGACAGAACCTGTCGCTGTCACGCCCGTTAGATAGACGCCAATACTAACACCGAGCGTACCGAGCGTGCCGGTCATCTCGACGCCGCTCAACGTGATATTGGCCGCCGCAGTGACACCGAGCGTGCCGAGCGTTCCAGTCGCGCTGACGTTGGTCAGGCTGACCGATTCGAAGGTGCCCGTGCCCCAGCCGCCTAGCCCCCAGCCGCCGCGCCCCCAACCGGTTGTGCTCATGCGAGCCTCCCGGCTGCGGTGGGGTCCTTAGACCAGGCGAATGATGGCGTTCGTCGCGTCGGCGGTCGGGAAGATCATGGTCATGTCGCCGGCGGTCGCGGTCTTGTCGCCGCCGAAGCTGAACACGGCTACCGCCTTGTCGGCCTCGGTATCATTGTAAATCAGCGCACCGCTGGTGGTGATGGTGACGTTGGTGAAGACCAGATCGGCGAAGTCGCAGAACGCCGTGGTGCCGGAGCTTGTTGGCGTGACGTTGGTCAGCGCAGATCCGCCAGCGGTGTAGTTGGTGCCGGACGCTTCGTCAGCGCCCATGTCGCTGTAGTTGGTCGTGCCCGCACCGAAGGTGCCGACAATGGACGCCGTAGCGCGGAACAAGGCCAGCTTAAAGCTGTCGCCGGTGGTGTTTGTGAAATCGTGTGTTCCTACAAGCAGTTGCTGCTTGAAGCTGGTGCACATCGCTTGTGTGATCGCCATTAGAGGCTCCTAACCAGTTCGGCGGCGCTCTCGTGGCCCGCGTCCATGAGAATGTTGAACACCGACGTGTTCTGGCTCTTCTGCGCCTGCGTGAAATAGTGCTTCAACAGCGCTTCCATGCGGTGCATCTGCGCTTCACCGGCGGCGCGCACATCGGCGGGCACGTCCGGGCCGATATAGATCAGCTTGGGGAGGAGCATCCTCGTCAGCTCGTCGGGGTTGAGACCGCGCCCGCTGGTCGCGATGACCTCGACATCTCCGCTCTCGAAGGTCGTGCCGACGCTGAGGCTCATTCCCGCCCTCGCTTCTCGCCGTTGCGATAGGTGTCTTTCTTGTCGCGCGTCTCGCCGAGGTTCTTGAGGCCCTGCAGCCCGACCAGGAAGCGTTGCTCGTAGGTGTCGCCCATGCTGTCGATGCCCGCGGTTTTCTTGAGCCAGTTAGCGGCTTCTGCGAGCGTACCGTACAGCAAAACTTCGTAGGAGTGAACACTGAGCCACGTACCGGACGGCTGATCGACAAGCGATGTCGGAACGGCGAAGTAGTTCAACTCGCAATTGTAGGCGACATCTGGTGTCGGCCCGACAAGGATCGTCGTGTCGTCCTCATCCGCGGTGAAAAGCGAGTAGCAGGTCGGCTGTCCGGCAACCAGCGGGAAGGGGTAAACCTCCCGGATATAGCTGACGTCCTTAGGCAGCAGATAGACGAACTCGCCAGTTAGCGGGAGAATGACCGCAAGACTGGCGGGCGCAAGGAAGTCAGAGGGGAGTTGCAGATAGCCGTTGCCAGCGGTGAAGTTTCCAGTCTTGGCTTTATTCTGCCAAGGCAACTGCACAAATAGGAAAACGCGATTCTCGGCGTTCTGGATGAACGTCGGGATCGCCGCGAGAAACTCTGGCGAGTCATAGGTAGTCCAGACGGACACGTCGTCGGTGAGCGTCGCCAGAGTGGTCACAGCTTACTTCATCCGCTTTCCGAAGGTCGCCTGCGGACGCGACACGATCTCGGAGTTCAGGCACTCCTTGTCGGAAGCCGTCAGGCGTGGCGGGGCGAGCTGCGGGCTGATGCCGTAGCGGGGGACGGTGACGCCTTCCTTCTTGGGGCCGGTACCGCCCCGGCCTCGGTCGTTGGTCATCATTTCTTGGCTCCTGGCTTAGCGCTGCCCCAACCGCGCCGGTTCGAATCGAGGCGCATCTGCTCGGCCGTCGTCCTGTCTGCCTGGGCCCGAGTCTGGGTGCCTTCAGGATGCCAAGCCTTGTTCGACGCAGGGCGCCGTGTACGAGGGCCTTTTGGCGTTGCTGCGTCGCTGTACGCCAATCTGCCGTCGGGTAGCTTTTTCATCTCAGGTACTCCGGATCTTCATTTAGCCCTTGCCACCGGCGGCAGCGGACTTCTGGATGCGCCCGACGGTCTTGCCGTCCTTGCGCGGGCCGGTACCGCCCCGGCCTCGGTCGTTGGTCATCATTTCTTTTTGCCTTTCACGGGACCGCCCTTTTTGTAGGCCGTCGGCTTGACGCCCATCGGACGGGCGGTGGCCATGCCGGCTGGGCGCATCGGTGCCATGCGCATGTCGTTGGGGCGCGCGGTGCTGACAATGGGCCTGGCGGGTACGCGGCCCACAGCTTTCGGGCCCATGCTACGCGGAGGAGGGAAGGGCATGGTCAGGTGCTCCGGATCTTACTGCTACCCTTGCCCCCGGCGGCATCGGACTTCTGGATGCGCCCGAGACCGCCCGCCGCGCCGGCGGTCATCTTCGGGGTGCTACCCTTGCCCTTCATGGCGGCTTTCATGCCTTTAGAGACGTTGTTCGCCATCGCTGGCCTCCTTTGATGGTTAGGTGATCAATACGCGGATTTCGCCGACTTGGCACTGGATATTTGTCAAAGGATTCCCGATCGGGAGCCAGCCAAACAACCCGACAGAACCTGGGCGGTTCACATCCGGGCGAGGATCAATAAGGCTTTGAGGATCGTACGAACTGACGCGGCCAAGCTGAAGCTGGGGGTTGTCGATATCCAAACATTGGGGGCAACAAAGGAGCCCGTTCGGTCGCTGGTCATAAATTTCTGCCTTGAGTTCGTTCAGCTTGTAATGGAACCCGCACCGGTCACACTGCCCGAGTGCCCACGGTGGCCGAATCTGATTAGGACCGCCGGCGGTTGTCATTCTCTCGGCTCGCAACGCGCAAACACTAGCCCTAGCTTACGATAGGGAGTGTTCCGCCTTAAGATCAAATTAAGGTAGCCTGCGGACATGCCGTAAAAATGCTCGGCTTCTCGCTGGCTGCCAAACACTCGGCCATCAGTTACGCACATTACCGCCTGTTTATTAGCGTCGCCGGCAGCACGTACGCCCGCTGCAGTTATCTGTTGAGCGCGCGCGGCTAAGGTAGGGTCGGCCCACCTTTTTGTGTGCGAAGCTGACATCTTTGCGCGCGTTTCGGGCGCCGCTTTCTCGTACGTACGAGCGGCCATTTTCTGTCTGGCTTCTTCAGTATGTTTTCGGCCTAGCCAACCTGTCGGTTTGCCTTTTTTGGCCGCGCTTATTTTAGCTTTCTGCTCCGCAGACATGGGGCCAGTAGGCGGGAAAATCCGTCTCTTCTGTGCCGCGCTCATTCTAAGGCGGCTTTCTTCCGCAATCGTTCCCCCCTCACCACCGAAGCTCAGATTATACCTTGGGCGGTATTTGGCGATCGCTTCACGCTCGTAAAGTTTGGCGAGGTCTTCATCACCTTCGAAATCTGCCAGCACTTCAAAAGCAAAATTCTCTTGTCCGTATTTACGGATAGCCCGATGCAGATACCGTCCTTGTTTACGGCCCGCCTCATATCGATGCTGTTTCTCGCGCTTGCATAATCCACGCCCCGTATAGCCGATATAGAAATGGCCGTTAACGAGGTTCGTCGCCTTGTAAACTATGACCTGCGGCTCTGCGCTCAACGCCATCCAACCCTGTAAGAATCACCTCTCGGAGTGAGGCGTAAAGTGGCCTTCTCCCGGTCTTCTTCCATAGCACGAAGCCACACTTTTTCATAGTCAGCTTCGAGCCGATCGATCAGATTTGGGTCATCAGTCCGCTTCTTCTGGGCAATGTAGAAAGCCAACCCGGCAATGAACGCCGGGAGAAACCGGAAGGGGAAATCTCCGGTGTTCGTGTACGCCCCCGCGTCCTGGATCCGGCGCAAAGCCCAGTACACTAAAACGTAGTTATAGACGCCGTTCGGAACCGGCCAGATATGAGCGGTGATGCCGTCTACGCCCCGGTTGTAATAGACTTCGGTAGGCCGACCGGCGGTAAGCGGGTTAGTTCGCGTTGCCTGCGTCGAAATCGAGACGCGGGTCACTGCGTAACGGTTAGGCCCACCTAGACCGGTGGCCGGTGTCTGCACGACCTGTTCTATGACGTCTACGAGGTCAGAGCCGAGGTCGTATTCAACAACGCCTTCCGTCAGCGCCTGCGTCCGCTCCTCGTAGGTCCACATATTCAGACCACGATTAGCCATGTCGGCGAACAAAAGATTTATAGACCGGCGCGCGGTACGCTGGTCATAGCCGGTACGCCCCTCGAGTCCGCAACGCTCGAAGGCTTCCTCTATTGCCTCGACGAAGTTGAGGTTGAAAATCGTCGTGCCGGAAGTGGTCACCAGCCGCCCTCAGTAATCGTTCTGCCGGATGTAAAACTGCATCTCGGCGCCCGACGAATAGCTATCCCAGCGCACCCGCGCCGCCGTCGAGTAGTTCAGCAAAGACCCGGTGAGGTCCGCGGTCTTGTTTGACTGTGACACGGCCCAGGACAGCGTCGAAGGGTCGGTCGCGCCGGTGAG